CTAAAATGGAAAGGGATAAATTAAAAGCATTGGTCCGTGATCTTAAAAGAATTGTTGAAGAAATAGAATCAGAAGTATTTTCAGATACTGATAGTTATGTTTCTGAATATAATTACGGTATTACTGATTATGACGAAGTATTTGAGGATGATGATGGATACTGCGATTAATATTTACCATAGGTATTTGAATCTCCCATTCACTATTGGACCACTGGACATATTTAAGCATTGTGATAATCAGATAAAACATTTTTACATTAATGATTATCCATTTTATCCAATGGAAGAATTATTCAGTGATTTGGGATTAATACTGCATCTTAAGGAAGTTTTTTATACACCACCATTCTCTAAAATTCCGATTCATACTGATCATGGGCACTATACAAACCATGCTAAGATTAATATGACTTGGGGACCAGATGAAGGTGTGATACAATGGTGGAAGAGTGATAAAGTTAAAAGGATGCAATTGAACGGGCATCAAGATAACACGAGCGAATATCACGATAATCTGTGGGCAGAAGAAGAAGATTGTGAACTTCTTTATGAAGCAAATACCAATCGTCCAAGTCTAGTTAATGTTGGTATTCTTCACGGCACAAACAATCCAACACCACATGGGAGATGGACTCTTTGTTTTGTACCAGTTAATCAAGCGGGTCAATTTATTCACTGGGATTCTGCATTGGAAATTTTTAAAAATTATTTGGAGATTTAAATGTCACAATTGGTCAAACTAATTTCTGTCACTCAAGGTGCGGGAGAACTTGCAGGAAAATCTGCACAAGAGGTGATTACATATACTGCTCGTGTGAGTAATCCAGGCAATCAACTTAAATTTGATACTGCTGCTGGACTTCTTCGGTATTGTATTAAACAAAACCATTGGTCTATCTTTGAGCAAGCAGATATGACTCTTGAGATTAATACTACTCGTGGCATCGCAGCTCAGGTGCTTCGTCACAGGTCCTTTACATATCAAGAATTTTCACAACGTTATGCAGACACAAAACTTCTAACTGATCTTCCTGAAGTTCCTGAACTTCGTAGGCAAGATGAGAAGAACCGTCAGAACTCAACCAATGATCTGGATGAGCATGTGCGTGAAAAGTTTGAGGGAATGATTGAGCAGCATTTTGAAGAGGCGCAACGTCTTTATGACAAGATGCTTGATCATGGAGTTGCAAAGGAATGTGCAAGGTTTGTGCTTCCACTCGCAACACCGACAAGAATTTACATGAAGGGCTCTGTAAGGTCATGGATCCATTATATTGATCTACGCTCTGCTCACGGCACTCAGAAGGAGCATATGGACATCGCAGAAGCAGCACGTTGCGTCTTTATCTGTCAGTTCCCCGATATTGCTAAGGCACTTGGTTGGGAACCAGAAAATTGTCCAGAGTGTAATGATGCTCCTTCTATTATCATTGAATAAATAAATTATCCTTCGGTATTAAATATGGCAATTTATCCCATTATTCATAAAGAAACAGGTGAGAAGAAGGTTATTGAGATGAGCGTTCATGTTATCCAACAATGGTACAAGGATAATCCTGAATGGCAGAGAGATTGGTCCGAAGGATGTGCTTCCGCCGCTGAAATAGGTGAGTGGAAGGACAAACTTATCAAATCTAAACCAGGATGGAATGAAGTTCTGGAGAGAGCATCAAAAGCACCAAAATCCAACGTTAAGAAGATTTAACTTATGCCAAGTAGAAAAAGAAGAACCGATTTGCAACCAATTGGTGTTGGCATGACTGCCAAACAAATGAAGAGAAGAAAACCTGTAAACATAGACTTTTTACTTGATATCGAACCTCTAAATGATAATCAAGCTAGATTATTTGAATCCTTTGATCAAGATAAAAACATCGTTGCTTATGGTGCGGCAGGAACAGGTAAAACTTTTATCACTCTTTATAATGCTTTAAAGGATGTTTTATCTGAGAATACACCTTATGAAAAGATTTACATTGTAAGGTCTTTAGTTGCTACTAGAGAAATCGGATTCCTTCCTGGCACACACGAAGATAAAGCAGATATCTATCAGATTCCATACAAGAACATGGTTAAATACATGTTCCAAATGGCAACAGATGCTGACTTTGAAATGCTGTATGGCAATTTAAAGACACAAGGCACAGTTAGTTTTTGGTCAACTTCTTTCTTGAGAGGAACAACTCTTGATAAATCTATTATCATTGTTGATGAATTCCAAAACTTGAATTTTCATGAACTTGATAGTATAATCACAAGATCGGGTGAGAATACCAAGATTTGTTTCTGTGGTGATGCAACTCAATCGGACTTGCAAAAAACTAATGAAAGAAATGGTATCATCGATTTTATGAAAATTCTTAGAGTTATGCCTTCGTTTGATATTATTGAGTTTGGTCTTGATGATATTGTTCGTTCGGGTCTCTGTAAAGAATACTTAATTGCAAAACATGAATTAGGATTTTGATGTTTAATCACATTGATTTGAACCTTCCCAAGTTAAATCGGGAAACTATAGATGGTGTTCGTTATTATCAAGTACCAGACGATGGAGAACTACTTAAGTTAGTTTCTATTACTTCGGTAACTAGTCATAAAAATCGCCAGTTCTTTGCGAACTGGCGTAAAAAAGTTGGCGAGGCAGAAGCAGATAAAATTACACGACAAGCAACAAGTCGTGGAACTGACATGCATAGTCTAGTAGAGAATTATCTTTACAATATTCCAGAACTCCCTAAAGTTCAACCATTGTCAGAATTCTTATTTAAAATTGCTCAAGCAGATTTAAAAAGAATAAATAATATTTACGCTCTTGAAGGTTCTATGTACAGTAAGGTTCTGGGAATCGCTGGAACCGTGGACTGTATTGCTGAGTTTGATGGAGAACTTGCAATTATCGATTTCAAGACATCAAAAAAACCTAAACCTGTAGAGTGGATTGAACATTATTTTGTACAATGTATGGCATATGGATGTATGCTGTATGAGCTTACTGGATTACAAGTAAAAAAACTTGTCATTATTATGGCATGTGAAAATGGAGAATGTGTTGTTTATGAAGAATACGACAAGTCAAAATACATCAAGTTACTCATGGAGTACACTAGAGAGTTTCTTAAATACAAATTGGAAAGCTATGCCAGTTAAACTAGAAGACGAGTTTGAAAAGGTATTAGAAAAAAAGTTTTTTTGTCCAACCAAATTTGCTCAAGAGATTGAAGTTCTGGTTAAAAATAATAAGGACATGAATTATATTGATGCGATCATTCATTTTTGTGATAAAAATAGTATTGATCTGGAGTCAGTGCCTAAACTTATATCTAAACCATTAAAAGAAAAGATAAAGTATGATGCGATGGAGTTGAACTTCCTTAAGAGAACTTCCAGAGCAAAATTAGTTTTTTAATTAAGAAAAAGTCGGAAAATTTATCGCGGGGAAAAATCCAAAAAACCCCTTTTGTAAAAATGACTCCTTTTGATGTATATAAAACTTACTTATCTTTGAAAAATCATTTTACAAAAGATAATTATGATTACCACAAATATTGTGGTAAAACTCGTGCGTCTCTACAATCCTTTTATAAAAGGAAGGATAGATATTGGTTTGAAAAACTAAGTAGACAAAAAAATGATCAAGAGATTATAGATTATTTTGTTTCCAACTTTATTGTGTCTGGAGATGCAGATTCGCTCTGGATTGGTGAAATGATTAGATCTGGAGAATCTGTGTATAATGATTGGAAACGAAAAAAAGAGTCTTTAACATATTTGTTTAAAGAAGAGACGGAATCTCTTTTTGGTGAATATGAATTAGAT